TGGTGAAGCAATCGGTTATGATGCCGTAGATGCTTACATTGAAGAGCAGGGTGATGTCTGCTACGTTGAGAACTGTGATGAGATCTATCAGGGGCATTATGACTCTGAAGCAGACTTTGCTGAAGAGTACTATAATGATGCCTATGGTGAAGTTCCTTCGATTCTGGTTGTAGATTGGCAGGCAACTTGGGATAGTTCGTTCCGTTATGACTTCACCTTCTGTGGTGGTTATGTGTTTCGTGATAACTGAATAATATTAGATGAGGAGTAGGATAGCCTCAGCATTTCAGAAAAGTTTCCTTGCGCGTCGAGATAGTTATATCATAACAATAGTGGTGGGTTCTTAAGGCAGGGAGTGGTGTCCCTGCCTTTTTTCTTATAAACTAAAATATAAAATTTATATTTTTAATTTTATCATATGAATTATAATTTGTTAACCCAACATCAGATCTTGTAATATTACGTGTAGGTTTATATTTTTTGGGTTTATGCCGAGGAATATGAGTAGGTTTAGTAGGTTTAGGTTTATAAACATCTTCTTCTTTAATAGTATAGTCTATTTCTAAACTATTCTCCTTTATTACTTCTAATTCTTTTATTTCGTATTTTTCTATTGCCAATTGAAGTCTTCTCTTCTTTACTCTTTCGAATAATTCGTCTTTCTTTCTTTTATTTTCAATTTGAATAGTATTTGGAACATAATTGAGTGTAGTGCAATTATCATACGATACTTCAATAATGCCAGGACCTTCTATTCCTAAAGCAATATTAATAGAACTGAAATTTTCTTTCATCTGCTCTTATATTGGGTGACGAAATATTTATAAGGGAGAGTATATACTCTCCCACCTGGAAAGTGTCACCCAACACAGGCATAATATTTAGATAGTTCTTTATAATCCTATCTTCAAAAGCAACAAACCTAGTCTACTGAGTTTTTTATAGTTTGTCAAGCCCCTGATGTGACAGTTGAGCAAGTGGCACAAGACCCGTTGTGTTCGTTTCTGATTCGTGCCATACTACATTCGTGGTTGAGGAATTCTCTACACTCACCTCCCACACCCTAATGCTATGAAACTCTTCGCTACTAAATTCTACCAAACTCTTGTGTTCAATGTTGCTACCATCGCCGCAATCGTTGTGGGCATTGTACAGTTTGCTGTGCGTGCTTATAAACAAAACAACGGCAACGAAAAGGTTCGTAAGATGATGCAAACTCTGCTGCAGTTCGTTGATACTCTGGTGCAGCAGGGTAAGGTATACGTTGCCGAACCTGTGACTGTGCCAGTTCAGCAACAGTCCACCAAACGTGCCAAGCGTGCCTGATTCGTGCCATACTGACTTCGTTCCTGAGGGAGACACCTAATGTTTGATGAAATGTGGCAGGAGATTGCTGATGCTCCTGGCGAAATCTTCGACATCCCTGAACTGCGTGATGAAGACGATTTCAACCTGAATGAATACCTTGCTGCTGATTATGACTACTGAGATCGCTACTTACAACTTCACTGGTGATGTTACCACCTATCTTGGTTTCATTGGTGTGGTTTCAACGCTTATCATTGTTGTTACTGCTTTTCGCCGTTACTATTCTTCTCCTCTCCGCAAATGAAGTTTCAAGTCACTGAGATTGAGTTTGATTTCACTGGTGATGATTCTGAGGTTGATGAGATCGACACTGAAACTCAAGATGAGATTTATGATGATGTCATTGGTCAAATCTGGGAGGCAGATGATGAAGATGACCTCGTAGAAGAGATTACTGCTGCTACAGGTTGGTGCATCAAATCCATTGATTATCGCATTGTGCTCTCATGACAACTAATCCACTCTTTGAGTTCCTGTATGAAAAGTGCAGGCAAGATCCTGACCTGCTCGCTACAGTCGTGGATGAGTATTTGACAAATCTCAGCATTGAAAAACATGCTGAACTTGAAGACTTTCTTGTAAACAACTTCGGAGACAACTGATGACTTTTGACCGTGATTCTCTCATCTCTGATTATGCTCAAGAGATTCTTGATGGGATGGATATGAAGACAATGGAGTGTTTCGTTTATGATACACTTCGTGACAATCTTTCGTCCTATTCTGATGAAGAACTGATTGCAGAGGTTACTGAATACAATCCCGAACTGCTGGAGGGTGACAGTTGAGGAACTGGCACAAGACCCCTTGTGCCTGCCCCCTGTTCGTGCCATACTACGTTCATCAGCAATCAACCCAATGCAAAACAAGCACCAAGAACATCCTGAAGACACTATCCTGACTGGTGATCTTTCCGTTCTGGATTGGTTCGTGACGCCTGGCAATCTGAGCGTCAAGATTGATGGTGCTCCTGCGATTGTGTGGGGGATTGATCCTGCCTGCGGTGAGTTCTTTGTAGGAACTAAGGCAGTGTTCAACAAGAAAAAGATTCGTATTGCCCACAATCACGAAGAGATTGATCAACACTATCAGGGTGAAGTTGCAAACATTCTGCACTTTTGTTTTGATTATCTGCCTCGTGTAAATGGTATCATCCAGGGTGATTTCATCGGGTTTGATGGTGAGACTGAATACACCCCCAATACTATCACCTACCAGTTCCCTGATGTAGTTGAACAGGAGATCATTGTTGCTCCTCATACTTACTACATTGCAGAGAATGATCTGCGTGATGCTGTAGCGTATCCGATGAACTTTACCATCACGGATACTCAGTATGCCAAATTCGTGAAACCTGATGCTTACATCGTCCACGGTCAAGAATCGTTTGCTGATGTAAAAGAAGTCTGTGACTTTGCCCGTCAGATGGCAACTGCTTGTCAGTTCGTGACTGATAAGGAAGCGGCAAAGATTAAGCAGCAAATCAATGCTATCATCCGTGAGGGTCGTCCTATCAGTGAAGATGATACGTTTGATTGTGACCCTAATCTGATTCGTCTGTGGGCACTGGTAAAGAGCATCAAAGACGATTGTTTGTTCCTGTGCCGCAATCAGGGTCCTGCAGCATACCTGAACGGTAACAGGATTGATGCTGAAGGTTACGTTCTGGTCAATGAGTTTGGTATGTTCAAACTCGTGAATCGTGAGGTATTCTCTCACGCTAACTTCAACAGCGGACGCTTTCAGTGTGCCAGTTGAATAGGTGGCACAAGGGGTCACCACAGACCCCTCCCGACCCCTTATACTGATCTCAGTTCAAAGGAGATCTGATGCGCTCCCTGACCCGTTCACGTTCCCCTGAGTTTCACCGCGCAACGATGTTTAAGATTCTGATCGCTGGTGCCCTGCTCTATACATTCTGGGGACCGATGCAACCGATCCGTAGTGTGACAGCGGACGCACTGTCCACCAGCGCCGACCTGCTGCGCCGCTGACCTGCTACACTGATTTCATCAACCAAGGGAGACCCCCCTAATGAAAGTTCAATCCATCGGCAGCAACCAAACCGAAGTAGAACTGGCAAACGGAACCTGCATTCTGTTCTCCTACTCCACCCCTGTTGCCGCCCTGGTGCCTGGTAAGGGTTGGATCCGCACTGCATTCAAGCACAGTGCCACCACCACCAAGCACGTCAACGCCTGGTTGGCAAAGAACTGCGGTGGCACCGTTGAGAGTGTGCCACAATGGGATCTGGACCAGCTGGTGGCATTCTGAGGGGTGCCACCCCCTATAATACTCTCAGTTCAAACGAACCGAACTCCAATGACCACCACCTATCAGACCGATCTCACCGACCGCACCTATAACGGTTGGACCAATTATGAGACCTGGAATGTTGTGCTCTGGATTGAGAATGATGAGAGCATTCAACACTTCATTCAGCAAAATGATGTCTGCTGCTATGAAGAACTGCTGGAACTGTTTTATGAGTTTGGCAGCAAAGAAACCCCTGACGGTGTAAAGTGGAACGACCCTAAGATTAACCGCGCTGAAATCAACGGCGACGTGTTCGATTTCTGAACTGGCACACGGGGTCACCACAGACCCCTCCTGACCCCTTATAATACACTCAGTTCACCACCACACTATGCTTGAACTACTAGCGTTTGCGATGATTGTTGGACAACGTGAGATTGGTCCTGGATTGGTTCAGGTAGACTACCTTCACAATTCCACTGAGATTGTTTCTGTCATTGAAGACAGAGACTGAACAAACAATGGGAACGGCAGCGCCCTAAAGACTGCCAGCACACTTACTACACTTTTTTTCCTTTCATTATGTCCCGCGATCTTGCTCTCTCCCTGCTCCGTGCTGGTAACAATGGCGAACAAATCCTGCAGATTCTTGATACTCTGTCTGATGGGTTTGATGCTAACGAACCTGCTGCAGGTGGTTTCCAACCTACCGCTGACGCCATTGATTTCTGATCGGTCTGTGCCAATCCGATAGGTGGCACAGCGGAGGGTTTCCCCCTCCCCTTTGCCTCCTACAATGATCTCAGTTCAACCAAACCGCTCATGACCCGCCTTGACGTGATCTGCCCCTCCGCTCCTTGGGAGAACACGACCACCGATGCCGACCGCGCATGGGACCTCTGCCTGGACCTCTCTGAGGAGTACGGGTACGCTCAGGTCCGCTGCAACGGGGTCATCATCGGAGACTACACTGACGGGCACGCCTGAGGGGTTGCCCCCCGTGCTACAATACTCTCAACCGCAACGGACTCCGATGCCTGCCACCCTTGCCGCTTACGTTCCCGTTTGCACCAGTTGCTTCACAGCGCACCATACCAGCAGCAGCGCCACCCCATACCAGCAACCTCAGACCCCTGCCCCCAAACAGCAGCAGCAGGACCTGATGACTGGTGGCATCATCATCCTGATCTGCCTTGCTGGGTTCCTGTTCCTGGCACTCATCGACCGCCGCTGACCTGCTACAATTCTCTCAGTTCAACCGACCCCGAACCCCGATG